ACGACTCCCTCCGCCATGACACATCCTAAAAATTGTGGTGACACTGACATTGTAATAATTTGCAGTGTCCCTAAGGCAATCAAAAATCATTTCAGTGCCATCATTTGATACTGACAGAACTCTTTTTTGACACCATGCCCCCTTCTTTTTGCCAACCCAGGGTACAAGCTCTTCTTCGGCATAAGACCAACGATAGCCCCCGCATGACTTGTTTTGGCCACGACATACTGGCGTAATCCCGTTTTCTTTACACCCCGCCCACTTGGCGGCCTCACGTATGGAATTAAATCTTTTTATAAATTCCCCGTCCATTGTGTAACATTTGACAGGTTTAGTAATTAGTGGCGTTTCGCGGGCGGTCAGGTCTTTATTGTATAGTTCTTGTGAAAAATAGGTGTCAAAATATTGCTGTTCTATACTAAGTAGTTTTTCTTCAGGGCATTCGCAAGCCACCTTAAATTCAAATGCTTCTGCACCATACTTGTTCCAAGAATTTTGTAAATGCTTATTTTCATGACGCCCTAAGCCGAGATCAGAAAAATGTCTGTTACGTCTCAAACGAATACACTTACTCTTACCGATATAGGTCTTCCCGCTAACCTTATTTTCAATCAAATAAATTCCTGAAATATCTAACGAACCCATAGTTTATTTTTAAGTAAGTACGTCCACCACAAGCCCCTCAACGGTATCGACGCTTGGTCTCCAGTAGTCGGCACCATGAAACCTAACGGGGGTCTTCAGGGGGTTCCAGTCCTGCTCGTAGCGCCTCTTATTTAAGGGGTGCCCCCAGACAACATGAGGGGTGCCACATAAACTGGCTAAATGTATTGGGCCAGACGAACCGCCAACAACAACTTTTGCTCCTGCAATAATGTCTATGACGTATCTGAGTCTCATCCCCCGTAAGTCGGGGGCACCAATAGGACAGTATGCTTCTTCTTTAGAACCTATAAAAACAACTTTCTCCCCTTTGAACTTTTCGTATAACCTGTCCCAGCGCCTCTGTCCCCAGTTACGCCCCTTAGAGCCACACTTTTCTGTATCTCTGGCATGAAAAATAATGTCAAACAAATTATCTTTACTGTTGCCAAACCTCCTGAATTCCTGTTTGTGGTCCCCCACATACTGTTGGTTGTAATGAAAGAAACCCCTGCTCTGTGACCAACTTACAAGTTGCGTCTGTGCCGGAATGATCTTGTCATATCCCTGAAAAGGATCATAAAATTCTGCCGGGACATGCTCATCTTTACACTTGGTATATCTGGTATGTATCCCCATGGGTTCGTAGGGGATATATTCGTCAACAAAATCTTCATAAAAAATCCTGTGATCTTCGCGGCCTGCAATGGCAACGTGGTCATAGTCCTTGCTCATACTTCTTAGAAATCCCTGCCACCCAAATAACAACCAACCAAATTCTCCAACGTAGGGTCCTGCAAATAGTTTAGCCATACCAATATTTATAAAGTTCTCTCATTCTCTGCACCTTTCCTGCCTGCTTTCCTGCGAAATGAACAACGTTAGATTTTTGGGGGTCTTTACCTGCTTTGGTAAACTTGTGCAGGTGGTTCCATTTATATCCCATATTGCCTATGTCGTATCCTAATTTTCGCGCGCGCCAATTAATAATGTTTTGTTCGCGAAATCTGCCAAGACCCAAGCTCTTTAAATTGTTTAACGTTTTTTCCGAAAGCTTAAACAAATCCCTGTGTTGTTTAGAAGCCAATATTAGTCCTGAATTAAAATATCCCTTCTTCCAGGGTGGGTCTATCTTTCCCAGTCTCTCCTGTACAAGAGCCATCTCGTGTCTTCGTGAGCGCATCATAATGCCTGTATCCTCAAACATGCCCCACAACTTATCTGCCGGAAACTCCCTGAAGGGATCGGGACACTTTGGGTTAAAAAGGATATCAACATCTATGCGCAGAATACGATCATATAAGTCAACATAATCCTGTGCCTGAAATTTTTCGAAGATGGCATAATTATACTTTCTCTCCCAGCCAAAGCCATACTTGGGCTCGTCAATGACCACCACGTTAATATTATAGTCAAGGGCTAATCGGCGAACAGACCTAAGGCACATCTTAAGCATGTCAGGCTTGTTGACGGCGGTAATGATAATAGCGTTATTCATCTTAATTGTGCGAGGAAACCATGTCCTTCAGGGCGTGGAGGAATCGTTCCCCGTTCTTTTTTATGGTTAATATTTCTAATATAAGAATTATTTTGTATCTTTGTGTCGTGAAACTGACATTGAAAATAAAACTTCTTCCTACTAAAGAACAAGAACAGTTTCTTATTGATACAATCAAAGAAGCTAATGCTGCTTGTGATGCTATCTCTGATATCGCATGGAAGAACAAAGTCTTTAATCAATTCAAGATTCACCACTTGTCTTATTATGGAATTAAATCCACATTCAATCTCTCTTCTCAAGTAATTATACGTTGTATTTCCAAAGTTGCTGACTCGTATAAAATTGACCGGAAGAAACAGCGAAGGTTTAGACCATTGGGTGCAATTACTTATGATCCCAAAATTCTTACCTATAAACCAGATGACATAATTTCTATCTGGACGATCAATGGCAGACAAAAGATTCCGTTTGTTTGTCACAACCGAAACTATCTTCCGTATATTAAAGGGGAGGCTGATTTGCTTTACAAGAATAATAAATTTTTCCTGTTTCAAACTATTGAAGTCCCTGATAAAGATATTGAAGACGTTGAGGAATTTATCGGTATTGATCTGGGTCTCGTGGATATTGCCACACTTAGCAATGGACAAAATTTTAACTCTAAAGAACTCTTTGATTACAGGGAGAAAAGACAAAAGGTTCGGAGTTCGCTCCAATCCAAAGGCACGAAAGGCTCTAAAAAAGTCTTGAAACGGCTTTCCGGGAGAGAACGAACATATGGAACAATTATTAATCACACTATCAGCAAACAAATTGTGGAGCTTGCCAAATCTAAAAAGAAAGGTATTGCCATTGAGAACCTGAAAGGTATTCTCTTTTCTTCTTTGAATAAAGGAAAGAAATTTCGTTCTCGTGTAGGTAAATGGTCTTTCAATCAGTTGAGGCAATTTCTTGAATATAAATGTTTGCTTAATGGTGTGAAACTGATAAGTGTTCCTCCGGCTTATACAAGTAAAACCTGCTCGAACTGTTTCCATATTGGAAATAGACAGGGCAAAAAGTTTACTTGTAATAATTGCGATTCTGTGTTTGATGCCGACCATAATGCGGCAAAAAATATAGCATCGCTTGCGGGTGCTATAGACCACCCGGAAAAATCGACTATGTATTGCTCTCTTGCTTTGCATTCTTGGGTTTAAAACCACTTCCTTTAGGGAGTGTGTAGTTTATGAGTGTTTGAATGTTGGTTTGTCTTTGTAGCGTTTTGATACTATATTTCCCCCAAAACGCCTCACATACCCCGGAATAGTACGATTAAATTCCATAGCCGTAGAGCAAAAATGAATATGGTCGGCGGTGTTGAGGTGTATGTTGTCGCACTTTAACTTCCAGGCATGAAGAAACTTCCTCGCTCTTGCGTTATTTCTTACGAAAATACCTGATACGTCGGCGCTAAACCCCCGGGACAGGTGGTTTTTATGATGTCCGACAGCAATAACTCCCCTGTTGATACTTTTCCATCTTGGTTTTTTAAGGATTTCAGTATCCACATCCAAGTACATAACCGGGCCTTCAAGTGTGTTTAACCACTTTAAAATAAATGTAGGCTTATACCTGCAAACCCAGTTACGCCAAGATATATTGGTCGGCTTATCCGGCAATGTGTCTCGGGAAAGTTCTTCTATATAGTATTGTTGATTATACTCCAAACAGTCGCGAGTCAAATTATTTGCCGCCCTGCCGTACTTCTTATACGAGGCGTCATTAGGCACAAAAAAAGCTATGATTGTGGGTTTATTTGAAGAAATACCAAACGCTGTTTTTATCATGCCTTAATGTGTGCTTGTTCTTTTTGGTATATTCGTCAATAGCTTTCTTGACCCCC